CACAGGCGCAACAAGCGTAGTCGGCACAAATGGCGCAACCTTCTACATCACAGGCGTACAACTAGAAAAAGGCAGTACCGCAACATCGTTTGATTACAGACCTTATGGTACTGAGTTGGCTTTGTGTCAGCGTTACTTCTGGAAAATAGGCGGTACTGCATTATCCGAACAAATTGCTATGGGTTTAGTTCAAGGTGCTACTGACGCAAGGACTATAACTTCATTGCCTGTTGCAATGAGGACTGCCCCTAGTGTTGGATATAGTTCTGCTAGTGCTTGTGCTATAAATGATGGGTCGGTGCAAGTAGCCACTACCGCAATCACAATAAGCCAGCCTGGATTACAAACAACTGGAATTGATGCTACTGTTGCATCAGGCTTAACTCTTGGTAGAGCCGTAAGATTTTTTATTAACAGTTCATTATCTGCTTACATTAATTTTTCTGCGGAGTTATAAATGTATAAATTATACAAAGACAGATGGACAAATCAAGTTACATCTGTAACAAAAACAAATGAAGATGGTTCTGGTATTTCTATCCCATTTGACCCCGCTAACACAGACTACCAAGCCTATTTAAAGTGGGTGGCTGAAGGCAACACGCCTACTCCCGCTGACGAAGGAACACAATAATGGCGGCACTAATCCCATCAGCAAGCGCAACAGGGTCAGGAACAATGACCTTGGCTGGCCCTTCTACAAACTCTAATCAGACTATCACGATTCCAGACGCTACTGGAACAATGATGGTTAGTGGCAATATGCCAGCGTTTAGAGCGTATAGAAATGGCGCTCAAACAATTTCTGCCGCAACAACCACAAAAGTTGCTTTTAATGCTGAAACTTTTGATACAAATAATAATTTTGACTCAACAACAAATTATCGTTTTACACCTACTGTCGCTGGATACTATCAAGTTAATTCAACTGTAGGGTTTACAACAAGTTCTGGACAATTATCTATATATAAAAATGGTAGTAATTATCAAACTGGAATAGAAGTAACTTACAACGCATCTCTTGGTGGTCATATTCCAATTTCAGATATTGTTTACTGTAATGGCTCAACTGATTACATTGAAATTTATGTTTATTTATTACTTGGAACAACTATTAGTTCAGGAGAAACAAATACATCTTTCTCTGCATCAATGGTAAGAGGTGCATAACATGACTTTATATGAAAAAATAAAAACAATTTATCCAAGTCTTGAAGATAAAGACTTTGTAACTGTAATTCGTTTACAAAACGACTCTGACGGCAAAGGCGATTTTATTGCCAAGTGGGAACACCCAACACTTGCTAGACCTACTAAGGAGCAATTAGCATGACCACAATCATTGATGGAACGGCTGGTGTAACCTTCCCAGCGGGCGGGGTAGGTAATACTGCTAGTGCTGTGGTGGGTTTAACTGATACTCAGACGCTTACTAACAAGACGCTGACTAGTCCAACTATCAGTTTGCTTTCATCTGCGTCTGCTACTGCGCTAACTTTGCAATCTGCTGGCACTAATGGCGTCATTATTGATACTTCACAAAACTTGCAATTTAACTCAGGCTATGGCTCTGTCGCTACTGCTTATGGTTGTCGTGCTTGGGTTAACTTTAATGGTACAGGTACTGTGGCAATTCGTGCATCTGGTAATGTGTCAAGTATTACGGATAACGGAACGGGTGATTACACAGTTAACTTTACAACTGCATTATCTGATGCAAATTATGTTGCAAGTGCTAATGCCAGCCGCCTTAATGATAGAAACACGTTTGGCAATATAGGCTATCAAAGCACTTACGCTGGAAATAGAACAACAACAATTTTAAGAGTTTACTCAATGACTACTGATGGTTTTACACTAACTGATACTGATATGTTTGATGTTATTGTTATTAGATAAGGTATACCAATGAATAAAAGAATTATTTACCCAACTGACGATGGCGGTGTGGCAATCATTATTCCATCTGATTGTGGATTAACCATTGAGCAAATTGCCGCTAAAGATGTTCCTACTGGCAAGCCTTACAAAATTGTTGATATTGCAGATATTCCGTCTGATAGAACTTTCCGTAATGCGTGGGAGTATCAAGAATGATTACGATAAACATTGATAAAGCCAAGGCTATTGCTCACGATAAGCGTAGACAAGCAAGGTCTGCTGAATTTGCACCATTAGACATCAAGGCAACCATTCCATCTGAAGCAGTAGCGGCAGAGGCGGCAAGGGCATTGATTAGAACTAAATACGCAACCATGCAAGCAGAAATTGATGCGGCTACAACCCTAGATGCAATTAAAGCGGTAATGCCATGACACCTGATCTGCAAAAGTACTATGAGGAGCGTTTTTCCACTATGGCGACTGTCGGGTGGAAGGACTTAATGGAGGATATTGACAACATGATAAATTCGTTGAACAATATTAGTACAATCCCTGATGAAAAAAGCCTACAATTCAAAAAAGGCGAACTTTCTATCCTAGTTTGGCTGAAAACCTTAAAACAGGTCAGCACACAAGCATACGAGGAATTGAATGAAAAGAATGTATGAATTTGTCTGCGTATGCGGACAGCGCATTGAAAAACTAACTGATTATGAGACAGGTAGTATTCAATGTGGAGATTGTGGGTCACAAGCCTATAAAACAATCTCTGCTCCTGCCTTTAGGTTGGAAGGGTGGTCTGGACATTTCCCGTCATCGCACGCGAAATTTGAAAAGAGCCATTTGGACAAACTGAAGTCTGAGCAAAAAGCGAACTCATAAACAGAATGTTGTCGAGTTCATGTGTATCTCCTAGAACCCATTAGTGGCAGGAAAAGGAAACAGTATGTTGATAGACCAAGAAGACGAGATGCCTAGCGAGTTAGAGGCAGAACAAGCGAAGATTGAAGACAATTTTGCGGTAGAAGATTCTAAGATTCCTGAAAAATATAGGAATAAATCATTAGATGACGTTATCAAGATGCACCAAGAGGTTGAAAAATTGGTTGGTCGTCAAGCACAAGAAGTCGGAGAAGTTCGTAAGTTAGCCGATGAGTTGATTAAGCAAAATCTCGGACAGAAAGTCCAACACGCTGAAGTTGAGCCTGAAGTAGACTTTTTTGAGAATCCTCAGAGAGCAATTCAGAACACAGTTGATAGACATCCCGATGTTTTAGCGGCTAAACAAGCGGCTAATGACTTCAAAAGGATGCAGATTCAGCAGAAGTTATCGCAAGAGCACCCTGATTTTCAGCAGATTTCTGCTGATCCAGAGTTCGTAAATTGGGTTAAATCCTCAAATGTACGGATGGGGCTGTATGCGAAGGCTGATGGTGAGTTTGACTACGATAGTGCCAATGAGTTGTTATCTACCTTCAAAGAGTTGCGTGGCGTTAAGACTAAGAAAGTGGCTAGTGACGGAGAGTCAAGTCGCAAGAGCAGTCTAAAAGCCGCCGCAGTTGATGTAGGTGGATCAGGAGAATCTGGCAAGCGTACTTACAGGAGGGCTGACCTAATTCGGCTAAAAATGAGTGATCCAGACAGATATGATGCATTGTCTCCAGAGATTATGTTGGCTTATCAAGAGGGTCGAGTAAAGTAACTAATTGATTCTTAAGGAGAATTAACATGGCAACAGCATTTTCCCCAGCAAATAATACGACTGTAACGTCAGCCGCCAATTTCATCCCTGAAATTTGGTCTGATGAAATTATTGCGGCATACAAAAAGAACTTGGTTTTAGCAAACTTAGTTATGAAAATGAACTTCAAGGGCAAGAAAGGTGACACAGTTCACATTCCAGCACCTGTTCGTGGTTCTGCTTCTGCTAAAGGCGCAACAAACGCAGTTACCCTGATCGTTAACACCGAATCAGAAGTTCAAGTGTCTATCAACAAGCACTATGAATATAGCCGCTTGATCGAAGATATTGTCGAAGCACAGGCATTAAACAGCCTCCGTAACTTTTACACAGGTGACGCAGGTTACGCATTGGCTAAACAAGTTGATACAGATTTGGTTCAATTGGGTCGTGCCTTCAATGGTGCAACAGTTGGTACTGATGACTATGCAACTTCTAACACAACCACTAAGGCCTACATCGGTGGTGATGGTACTACTGCTTACAACAGCACATCTTCAAATGCTTCTGCTTTGACTGATGCCGCTATTCGCCGCACTATCCAACGTCTTGATGACAATGACACTCCTATGGATGGTCGTTTCTTCTTGATCCCACCCTCAAGCCGTAATACATTGATGGGCTTGGCTCGTTACACCGAACAAGCATTTGTTGGTAATGGCGATGCAATCCGTAATGGCGAAATTGGTAACTTGTACGGCATCCCCGTGTTTGTTTCCTCTAACGCTGATACTGGTTATGGCAGTACACAGACTGACCGCATTGCTTTGATGGGTCACAAAGAGTCTATGGTTCTTGTGGAACAGCAAGCAGTTCGTGCGCAGACTCAGTACAAACAAGAG